GACGGCACATGATGGGGAACGATGGGTTCATAGTAAAAAGTCTGAACATTTACCGCCTTCATTACCGACTGCTAAGCAAAAGAGGATGTTAGGTTTTGGGAGTGATGATGAGGCCCAACGCTGATTCAAGATTATTGTAATCTCGTTTCAGTGGCTTGTTCCTCTTTAGTTTTAGCGCGCTGTTGTTAGAAGACGCATTCTTGATCTCATCCATTTTCTTTGTGTTTGAGACGAAGGGTATCACATTATCGACTACCGGTTTCGTTACAATCTCCCTAGGTTTCTCCTTATCTATAGTCTGATTTGACCTAAATTGTTCTATCGTTAGATCCCCGCCGAACTCTTTTAATAGGAACCGATTGGGGGCAGGTTTTATATTTCCCAATTGGTTATACATCTTTTTGCGCATCATCACGATGTTCCCGCAAATAATACTTCCTTTAGTAATCCCATGTCTATCGAGAGCGAAGGACTTCATACAACTCCACGAACAGAAGTTTCCACTTGTATCAAACTTATTCCTCTTCTCGTCATGTTTGTAGGGCATACTTAAAGGCTCGCCGTCAAATGAATGACAACACCACCAGCACCACATATAAATAATACGCATTATTGTCTTTAAACCTCATTACTTAAAGAGAAACCAATCTTTTTAAGTAATGATTTTGAGTATCGATGTGGGTATAAGAAATTTAGCGATGTGTTTACTGGATGAAAAAAGTGGAAACTTGGTTAGGGAATGGGACGTCTCTGGGGTGCCACCCGAGCATAAGGACGGTCTTTATATATCCCTTCGTGATCACCTTGATGACCGTCCATGGGTACTCACAGCTGATACAGTTCTCATCGAAAAACAACCCGAAAGGAATAAGAAAATGATTTCTGTGATGCATTTTCTTCATTCTTACTTTATCATAAAAGCCCCAAAATGTGAAACAATCCTATATGACGCGAGACATAAGATTCCAGATGTCGCCGGTCCGGGGAAAGCCCAATATAATAAGAGGAAGAAGGTTTCCATAGAGAGATGCGAAGCTTTTATCCGTGATGGACCTACCAACGCACATTGGTTACCCGTATTTGAGAAATCAAAGAAAAAGGATGATCTGGCAGACACTGTAATGCAAGCCCTATCTTTTGTAAACAGAGTTGAAGTGACTCCAGCCTCTAAAAAGAAGAAGACCACTAAACTTGTGGCTCGACGACCCAATGAAAATCAAAAAATGACGAAGTACTCAAAGTCAAATCTGGCATGGATCTATCTAAACAAACCCGAGTGTGAGTGTCTAGAAAACAATAAAAGATTTATGAAAGATCTCAAACGATACTACCGAGATCTCAACGACTTAATTAAAGATTTAAACGGATAGATATGTATAATGAAGAAAGTTTTGGATCATGGATTCGTTGAACTCGTTGACCATATGCCTCAAGAGAACCTAGATAAGGCTATCGTTGATGGTGCCCGTGTTAGTTACCAAACAGGTACAAAAACGACACGTGGAGATCGTGGTCTTATCCGTTATCTTATCCGAAACTGGCACACGTCACCTCTAGAACTCGTAGTATTCAAATTTAGGATCAAGGCTCCGATCTATATCGCACGCCAGTGGCTTAGACACAGAACTGCCTCGGTTAATGAAATGTCTGCTCGGTACTCCATCGTTGATGAAGAGTACTACGAACCGGAGGTTATGCGTGGTCAATCTGCGGTGAATCATCAAGGCTCCGAGGGTGTGGTTGAACTTGATGAGACACTCAGTCAGGCTGTGTCCGAGCAGTACAAACTCGCCTTCAAGTTGTATGAGCAGTTGCTGGAGAAGGGTGTTTGTAGAGAACAGGCTAGGGGTGTTCTCCCTCAGTCCACCTACACTTCATTCGTGTGGAAGATGGATCTACACAACCTCATGCATTTCTTACAGTTGAGGATGGATCATCATGCTCAAAAGGAGATTCAAGAATATGCCACAGCCATCTATGAGCTTGTCAAACCCCTAGTACCCCTATCTATGGAGGCATTCATGGACTTCCGTGTCAATTCTATGCAGCTTACTGGTCCTGAAATTGAAGCTATCGCGGATGGAAAAGCGATAGATTCACCAGGTGAGAGGAGAGAATTCGAAGAAAAGTTAAAACGGTTAAAAATTAAATGTCCTTAGATTACAACAAACACTATGTTCGCTATTACTGCATCCCCCACATGGTTCGCTAAGACTGACGACTTTAAGAAAGTTGGCAAGAAAATTCAAAAACAACGACAGACAGAAGTAGACAGGATCAAGGATAAGATTGGTGATATCGCTCGTGAGGAGCGTAAGCGGGTCCAAGAGATCTTCAAGGAACATCGTGACATTCTTAAGAAGGACAAGGAAGCTCGCAAGAGCAGGAGCAAGAAGGCTAAATCGATCGATCTTTACGAAAAGTGATCCAAATAGCTGCAATAACCGGTATCAAAGCAAGCGGCGAATCACTCACCCTTTCTGCCAATAACGCGCATATCACACTGTATTGAACCACCCTTATTTCCTGCCTTGTTTTGATCATAGATCTTTTCATCGCTGCTCTCGATTTCTCCAAACCGAGAACAGCCGAACTTATCTTCCCAACCTTCGTAGGGATCTCAGCCGTATTCATTAGAATCTGACTAAAATCTATCGACTCCATAAACTGCTCCTGTATCATTGGCTCTAGATATGTGAAATAGTTGAAGTCTGGGTCTAGTTGGAGACAAATACCTTCTATGAGTGAGAAGGACTTCGCCAGGTACACAAAGCTAGTCGGGACGACGAATGGTTTCTCCATTGCTAGCTCTACAGCGAGTTCGTCATTCATAATGGCTCCACCATCCAGGGTTTCCAGGTAGCCAAGGATATTTTCAAAGAAGAGTTCAATATCAGATACATCCGATGAAGTTGGTACAATGACACCCAATCCAATCAAGATTTTTACTATGGTCCTTGTGTCTCGTTTTATGATACCAGCAAATAAGTCCGCAAATCCTTGTTTCAATTCATCAGTGAGCTTTATGAGTAGACCAAAGTCATAGAATACCAATTTTCCATTCTTTGAGACTCCCAGGTTACCGGGGTGTGTGTCCGCATGGAACAGGCCAGTTTCCATAGTTTGAATAACATATGAGTTTACAAGGGCTTCACAAACTTTCTTCTTATTAATCTTCTTATTCTTCACTTCAGTAATTTTCTCTGTTGGTACATACTCCATTACAATCATTTCATCTGTACAATACTTCTTATACACACGTGGAATCTTAATCCAATCAACATCTTTCAGTGATCTTCTAAACTTAATTGCGTTCTCTACTTCTTGTACATAATCTGATTCTCCCAGTAAATATTCAATCGAGTCATTGAGTACAAAGTTTGAACTCGAACAAGTGTCAATACCAATCGACTGTACGAAGTTCAAAATCTTACGAACAGTGTTCGTATCAGACTTCATAATATCATAGATCCCGGGTCTTTTTAATTTTACAACAACCTGCTTACCATTATGCAGTGTAGCTCTATGAACCTGACCAATGCTAGCGGATTTAAATGGAACCTCGTCAAAATCTTTGAAAATGTCGGTGTTTATGACGTCTTTTACAAGATTATAATCAAAGGGTGGTACATTATCTTGAAGAGATTCCAGTTCTCGCGTAAACTCCGGTGGGTATAAGTCACCACGGGTTGATGCGATCTGTCCTAATTTTACAAACGTGGGACCAAGTTCCAAAAGCTCATTCTTTGTCCATCTCCCAAGCTCCGCCTTATCTTCGGTGAACTTCTCCTTCCAAATATATTTGGCGGCAAATTTCCAAGTTTTCACCTTTTGATTTGGCGGCAATTTGACAGGTGGCGTCCCCGTATTAGCCTGGCTGAATATAGACAGCATATCCTACATTAACTATAGGTTTTTTCTATAAGTATGAAAATATCTTAGGTGTTTAAAAAATATCTGTTAAAAGTAGAATGAATTTTCACATTGTTGGCGCCGGTCCAACAGGGCTTTCCCTTGCGTGGGAAATTCTACGATCAGGTGACCATAACGTTACCATTTATGACAGGAAACTGTCAGCAGGTGGTTCTTGGTGGGAGCCTGATATTGAGACCCGTGACCTTCATGCACACAGAATTCTTTTTGATCGAGCATTCATAAATACTCGTTCCCTGCTTGACGAGATGAAAATTGATTGGGACAAGATGTTCATTTTAGAGGAGGACAGTGGTGTATGGGATTTTACTCTTAAAAGTTTACAATATGATGACTATAAAACCCTTGTAAGTCTCATAGCTAAAGTTCTTTGGGATCCCAAGAAGTATAAAACTATTTCAGTGAAGGATGCCGTAGGACCCCTAACCAAAAAAGCTAAAGATTTCATTGAACATATCCCTCTCATAATGGATGGTGTAACTTGGGATGTTATGAGTGCATATGAACTTGTAAACAATTGGAATCACGTCCTATTATCAAAGAGGTACACTCAACGTGTTTCTGGTAAGGTTATGTGTGATGCGATGGAAGAAGCAGTACTAAACGCGGGTGCCAACTTTGTATTTGGTGCCGAACTTCTGGATGTTCAATATGGTAAAAATGATTTCATCGCCAGGTTTTCGGGTGAAAGGATTGTGAATGATGGTGTTCTCTTCTTGTGTATGGATAATAGCCCTGCCCTAAACATACTTGGTGACAACTGGGGACCTGATGCTGATGCCAAACTTAGACCAAGTACATATGGTGCTATAAATGTTTTACTTGATTACGATCAACCAGTTGAACTTAAGTCGGATCTAGAAATAGCTATAGAAACGAAGTGGAATCTCCAACCAAAGGTACTCATAGATGGTAAAACCGTCTCATGTGTCATATGCGATCTCGGTAAAGAGGTATTGAGTTCTGACCCTGAAACCCTAAAGAAAGAAGTTATTCGACAGCTCCGATTACCTCAACCCACCTCAGCTAGAATTGGTTGGGGTGCTGAATGGAAAGAAAACAAATGGAACTTCTCACAATCCTCTGGTGTGCTCAGCCTTAAGGGACAGCTTCCCTTCTTTGGGAAATGCTCAAAGGTTGCTATGTGTGGTATGATGTCTCCTAGACACACACCATATTCAAGTATTGAAGCCTCTGTCGAAGTTTCACGAGCCCTAAGCCATATATGCTTCGGAACGAGAAAACCACTGAAACCAATCTTACTAACCCATGTTGGAATAATGCTCGTAGTGTTACTTATAGTTTTACTTTTAGTGTATCTTAGATGAAGTTCACAGCTAAAGTGTATGAACCATTTTATGATCATAATGACAAAAAGTATATACGCTTTGTGATTCCTCAAAAAGTTTCAGAAATCATAGAGCGTATGCATACGAGTAAGGCACACCTCCTTCTAAATCAAAATATTGATAATCCATTAGATGGTAAGGTACTCACCGTTAAAGTACCATTCCGTTACCGACGAGTTATGT